TACCAACACCCATCCACGATCTAATGATGCAAGTTTTCTAAAGCTCAAGATAACTTCTTTGAACTTAAACAATTCACTTGGATGCGTGTTGTAGTATTGAACTGTGTAAATGTATCCATCGTGTCCGATTATTCCACCAACTGATTTATTGAAAAAGTAATCACGCTCCCAATGTAGAAGTTGGTAAACATTTAATCTAACTCTTTTTGCCGGTGGAATACTCCAATCCAGAATACATTCTTTGTATGGATCAAGTGAACTGTGCAGGGTCATTTTGAATCTCCATACTTCTGAGACATTTCCCAGCGAAGTTTAGCTTGGAGATACTTGAACTTAGTTGGATAATTCTTTTCCTGCGGCTTTTCATCTGGTGCAGCAGACATAAGAGCATGCATATTTGCCTGTTCTGCTGTTGAATTGTTATCTAGAATGGCGTATGTTGCACGAACATCAATTTCGCCAATTCCTAGGAAGTTGCGTTGTTTCTCGATTGCAGTTCGCAAAACTTTAAACAATGCGTGAGCATAGATTGATCCAATTGGAATATGATCCTCGCAGTGTTCTAACAATTCTTCAATATCTTTTTTAGGGACACTAAAGATTGTATCGTTGCTTGCACACCGTCGAATAATCTCTCGCCAATAATCAGATATTGGCACTGCAAGTTGAGAGAATGGATTGGTAGTTAGAAACGTGGGGAAACTTCCAGCGAGAGCGGCCCAAGATGCAATTTCACTTGCATAAGATGATATTGGTTTATGAGGATTTTTAATCATCCTCTCTAATGCACTCTCACGTTTTAGAAGTTTACGATCATCAATTTCTCGTCTATATCCTTCCTGAAATTGGATATATGATTGATGCCAGTTTTCTATCCAATAATGAACATTGGTGAGAAATTTTGTATCGGGTGAGATAACATAGTGCGGAAAGACTACCGCAGGATTCGATACAGTGTTTAGTTTAACTACTGTACGAACTAGGAATTCCATGTTGTTAGCAATTATCGAATCAGTTTGAGGTGTTCGATAAGCTGGAACACGAAACTCGACCAGATCACTAGATTTGAGAATAGCAAGAAAGAGTAAATACGAGTCAGTTGGTGTGAGTTCATTTCCTGCCCACTTTCCTATGTATGAAAGCAATCGCTTTTGTGGAAGATTGAAAACTGGATGATGTGTTTCTTTTGAATAGAATGTACCCGGAAAATGGGTAACTTCAAATTCAATTGATGAGAGAGAACATAGAATCTTCATTTGGTCCCTTAGTAATCGTACTGTTTAGTAACGGAAAATGGTCCAATGCATACTTCGATGCTATTAGGACCGTGAAATATTCCAAGATGCCAATTGAAAAGATCAAAGGCAAGAAACCAATTATGTATCGGTTCAATGTCGAAATGTATTTGATCTTCTAGCCATTCTTTGAAAGACATTAGAATCTCCTATCGAACAAATTTCAGTGTGAATTCTCGTGAGCCTGTTTTCTTAATCTCATATTTATTGATCTTTTCATTCTGTGCATAGCGCCATGCATCTAGATAGAATGCAAATTGCAATGCATGAGATTTAGGTTTGTGAACTCGCTTAACAACAGGTTGATTCGTGGGTTGATTAGTGTCTTGGTTCATAAGAATCTTTCGGTTAGGTTAGTTTTCAGGTGAAAAGAACTGTTTATTCAATGCATCTAAATCCTCCTCGTTTAGTTCAGGTTGAGAATCATTTGTTGTTTCCATTGTGACAGTTTCAGGCAATGGAAATAACTTTTCCTCAAGTGTTGGTCTTGGATTAGTTGTGTGAGATGGTTTGATAAACGCATCTTCAATATCTCGAATGTATTTATTGAGATATCTAGATAGAGGGTGTTCGGGACCATTTACAATTGAATTTGCATGCTGTAATACATTCAAATCATGCACTGTGAAATATGGGCGGTATTTGGTTTCATGTTTAGGCATTGGTTAAATCTCCTTGTTTAGTTAACCCAAAAGATCAAACGAATCAACATCACCGGGCTTTCTAATTCCAGCCGCGGCCGCATTTCTAGGTTTATAACCTAGTTCAAAATGCACATAATCCTTAGGACAGATTTGTTTAAGCCATCTCATGAATTCTGGGCCATGATTTGCATGTGCACCAGCGAATGCATGAGATAACTCATGTGAGATATACCATGTCTTATAATCAATTCCACGATTGATTGCAAACATTGGTATAGTGATTGTCTTTGAATCAAAGAAACAACGCCCACGCGATTGATTTACCGCATAGAACTTCCATTGTTTGTTGTCTCTTAAACCGCGTGCATAAATCTTTACTGATTCTGGCACGTCACGAAACATTAATTTCATTCCCTCTGGAGAAATACAATTAATGGCGCGCCGAATCACTACAGATTCAAGCAATTCAATGTCTGGTTTATCCATAACCTTAGTTTCTTTCGTTTGTTTAGATTCTAAACACAATAAAGTGAGACTGTCAGACTGCTAGCCTACGCTTAGGCCCGCAGGGTGTCAAGGGCGCCCCTATAACCTAACTCCCATAACCATATTAATCTTATCTATATCTCAATGCCCTATTTACTACCCCCTACTCAAAAATCAAAAATAGAGAAAGGGATAGATAAGATTATATGCACATATAAGATTATATGCAGGGGCAGGGGTGAGGGGTGACGTGCATCAGCATAGCCTAGTGGTCTGACGGTCTGGGATTAATAGGACAATAATCTAATGCATGGGAACCAGTTACGATTCCCATAGCATTAACTCACTGTATCAACGAATCACAGTTCGAGCAATTCTTCCAGCGGCTTAGGATTCTTGATCGAATCAATCCTCGCACGCAGTTTAGTCGCAACATCAGAGTTATCCGATGATGCCAGTTCAATGGCACGTTCACATGCTTGCAATTGCTTGGGCTCAAGAACAGTGCGACCTCCCGCCAGCATCGAGAGAATATCCTTATACGCCTTAACGTGCTTGTTCACAACTTGCGTTTGTTCCTCGTTCAAATCCCCATCCGCACCGAATCCCAGTTTCTCGGCAATGACGACTGACAGATTATCCTGCACTTCCGCAGTGAACCATGACTCAATCAATTCCTTCGTGAGTCGTGAGCCATTACGTTCTGCATCGAGGAAATTAATGCACGCATCGATGCAAATCTCATCGTCCGATACATTCCGCAATGTACCATCGGCAGATTCGTACAGGCTACGGATGATTCCATCTTGAGCATTCTCGAACAGCCCGCGAATATGCGGAATGATGCGGGAAACTGCATCTTCAATATTGGCATCGGCAAGGATTGGCACCGATACTGCAATGCTCGAATACTTCGCTTTACGCTCCCCGCGATCCTTGTATCCAATCTTCGCAAGGCGTTGACCTGACAGTGGCTTAGTCTCACCAGATACAAACGGAACGACAGTGTGACGAGTAGAAATAACTGACATGGTGCTTACTCCAGAGTGGTTAAGATTGATGCCTCACGGCATACAATAGCAAGCAATCCCCATGCCAACCGAGAATCAACAACTTAGCGCACTATTCAGCCCAATGTGACAATTATTGTCAACAATTCTCGTCACACTCTCCATGAAATGTCATCTCACAATGTGGAATGTTGAACACGCATTAGAATGAGAATGATTCGCATTTAGCCGGGGTACAGGGCCTTTTTTGAGTTTTCGTTGACGCCCTATCCTAAGAACTCCCACGGATTTTTCTAAATTTTTTACAATCCCCTCCTGCTTTCCAAACTCTCCTGTATGATAATTCATTCATCATGAAAACATCTTTCCAGGCTGCCGTGATGAACTCCACCGAATCTCGCGCACTCACATTATTAGGGCAAGGTCTCGATCCATCTGTAGTTGCATCTGCAATTGGATGTACACCATCTTATATTTCTCAGTTATTGAGTGACCCAGAATTCGCAAATCAAGTAGCGGAGTTGCGTTTTCACTCTCTCGCAAAACATTCAGAGCGTGATAATGCATATGATGATATTGAAGATAAACTTCTGGAAAAATTAAAAAATTGTTTACCATTCATGATGCGGCCCATGGAAGTTTTGGCTGCCATTAAAGTTATTAATGCCGCAAAACGTCGCTCCAGTGATACTCCTGCATCTTTACAGCAAAAATCTCCTGTCATTCAATTAGTTCTTCCTACACAAATTATTCAACAATTTCAACTTAACGGAACCAATCAAGTAATTAGGGCAGGTGAGCAAGAACTCGTGACCGCCCAAGCATCTCAGCTCAAAAACATGTTGAACTCGATCAATAACCATGATACACTTATCCCATCGAACGCACTTCCAAGCCCTCAGGAGGCTCCGATACAAAATGTCCTCCCTCAACTTAGCACAAAACAAAGCGTTAGCGTTAGCGGCCAAGCAAGCTGAATTGTTGCAAAAAGACAAGGAAGCCGCTCGTCTGCAATTAATGCGCATCCAATTAATCCTCGCCCGCTCTAAAACTTCTTAAAACTATGGCTCGCATTGATCCTTCAATTCCATTATCTACTCAACTTGGTTTTGAGGATTTTACTATTGCGCCCATCTCTCCTGAAACTCCGCGCACAGAAGCAATTGAAGAAATACCTTACCAAGAAGGCACATTTAACACTCATGAAGTACAGGAACTTTGCAAAAAATCACTAGATTTTCTCGCAGCTACCGCAATTCCAACAGTTTTCAAATATTCTTTTCCGCCCACATTCGTACAAATTTGGGTTTGGCTACTTTCTAACATTCATAAAGTACGTGATTTTTCCCAACTCGCGATTGGCTTGCCGCGCGGGTTCGGAAAAACCATGTTGATTAAGATTTTTATCCTTTACACAATTCTTTTCACCAAAAAACAATTTATTCTTGTCATTTGTGGTACGCAAACCAAAGCAAATAACATCATTGCGGATGTTATAGGGATGCTGAATGAGAAGAATATTAAATCTGTATTCGGTGACTGGAGTTTAGGCGCAGAAATTGATCGACAAGATCTCAAAAAATTTGGATTCCGCGGTAGAACTATAATTTTGATGGGCGCAGGTGCCGAATCTGACATTCGAGGCATCACTTTAGAAAATACTCGCCCAGATGTAATGATTTTTGATGACATTCAAACTCGCGAGGATGCAGATTCCGATGTTGTCTCTGCAAAACTCGAGACTTGGATGATCGGTACAGCAATGAAAGCCAAATCTCCGGAAGGATGTTTATTTGTTTTCATTGCAAATATGTATCCAACAAAACATTCTCTTCTTCGCAAGATTAAACACAATCCTACCTGGACTAAATTTATTGTTGGTGGCATTTTAGCAAATGGTACTTCTCTGTGGGAAGATTTACAACCAATTTCTCAGCTGCTCAAAGAGTATCAAAACGATCTCTCGATGGGCAAACCAGAAATTTTTCATGCAGAAGTTCTTAATGATGAAAATGCTTCTGTAAATAACTTTATTGATATATCTAAAGTTCCTATTAATCCTTATCACGGGGAATCATTACACCAAGGAAACTATGTTATCATTGATCCAGCAACTGATAAAGCAAATGCTGACGCAGTATCAATAGGATACTTTGAACTATTCGATTCTAAGCCTGTCACTACACATATCATCGAAGGAAGATTATCCCCAGGTGAAACCGCTGCTGAAGCTATTAAACTCTGCTTAACTCGTCAGTGTCGGTTAATTGTTGTAGAATCGAATGCATACCAATACGTACTCGGCTGGATTATCAAACAAGAGTTATCCCGCGTGGGAATTACTGGAATTGAAGTTGTTGACATTTATTCGGGAAGCACCAGCAAAAACGCCCGAATTCTTACAATGTTTAAACAACTATTATCTGGTGAGATTCTTTTACATGAATCAGTCCGTGCGCTCTGTTTTAATCAAATCGTCTCATTTAATCCATTAAAAACAAACAATACGGATGGAATTTTGGACTTGCTAACATATGCACCTAGAGTTATTGAGATGTATGGTGAGTTTATCGCCTCATCTCTCACCATTGAAATGCAGGAATTTAATGCAATTCCGGTGCGTGGCGAGCTTGAAACTTCTGTTTTCTAGGAGTAACTAATGGCTACTCTTGCAGAAAAACATGCCAAATACCAAGAAGGTGTGGCTGATTTCTGGGAAAAGATTAAATCAGTTGGTGTCGGTGTCCTTAAAGGTGCCACAACTGATTTAGTTGGCGCGCCCGTAGATATCCTGAATGAAGTGATTGGCGCAGTTAGTGGCGGAAAGCTGAAAAGTGCTGAACCAGTTGGGGGAAGCAAGAATCTTCGTCGCACTCTTGGTGGAGATGCGAATGTGGAAGATAAGAATATGTTTGAAACTGCTGGTACTTTGGTAAATCCTGAGACAGTGGTTAAGGCGATGATTGTGGGAGCTGCAAAGTTCCCGGAGAGATATAACGCATATACCAAATTGGCAATAAAGGAAGGTAGTATGCTTCCTCAAGCAGAGTATTTCAATAGAACAGGTGTTTATTACGATAAAGATTCTGTACATAAAACAACTCTTTCTGATGCTGATGCAAAGATTAATCACAGTGCCATGCTTGGCATCGAACCTAAACTAGGTGATGTATTAATTCATCCGGAACTTTATAAGTTATATCCTGAATTAAAAAATATTCGTATGTCAGAACAAGGAGCCAGAGGTTCAGGTTCAATGGCAATGGATAATTCAGTAATGACAGTAGGAAGAACCATTAATGAACAATTATTCAGAGATGTGGTTCTTCATGAAACTCAGCACGCTGTTCAGCACATAGAAAGATTTGCACCTGGAGGAAACACTCGCCAGTTTCTTTCTTTTGATCCAGTATCTGTGCAGGAAAAAATTAATCGTGCTCGAAAGAGTGGAGATGTTTCTCAAGTTGATGCTGCAAACCGCGCAGCAGTTAAACTTAATCAACAACTTCAGGAAGCTACCAATCGCTACATGAATATTCCTGGAGAACAAGAAGCTAGATTCACAACCTTAACTGGTAATATGTCTGAACAAGAACTCGGTGCAAAAGTTCTTGAACTTCTTCGTAAAGGTGAGACACCTCAAACTACCTTTACTGTTCCGATTCGTCCCATTCCTTAAAAACTAGGACCACTCCTAATCATGGCTCAAACAGTTGCTCAGTTAGTTCCCAAGAATGCCCAACAAGGGTTTATTGATTACCATAAATTTATTTCAACAGTAGCGGAACGCCAATGGAATCTTCGTCAGATGATGAAGAACATTGATCTCGCTTATTTGCGTGAGCAGGATTTAACTACTGAACATCTTCGTGCCAAGATTATGGCGAACAACGGAGATACAGATCGTTTTCAAAACATCACTGTTCCGGTAATCAAACCTCAAGTCAACAGTGCAGTGGCATACCAAGCTGCTATTTTCTTGAGTGATTACCCAATGTTTCCTGTAATTGCCGATCCACAATTTATTGATCAGGCAAAACAACTTCAGGCAGTCATTGAGGAAAACTCTATTCGTGGTGCGTGGGCGCGCGAACTAATGTTATTTTTCTATGACGGATTTAAGTACAATATCTCTGCTCTTGAAGTTACTTGGAAGAAAGTTGTCACGGCAGCTTTAGATACTGATCTTTCTTTCAAAGGCGGATTAGAAGGAAAACCAAAAGAAATTATCTGGGCGGGTAATTGTTTAAAGCGTTGGGATCCATATAACACATTCATGGATACTCGCTGCTCTCCGTATGATATTCCTACTCATGGAGAGTTTGCGGGCCATACAGAACTAATGTCTCGCGTGCAACTCAAGGCATTCGTTAATTCTCTTGAGACCAAACTTCTAGAAAACATTGTTCCTGCATTTGAATCTCCCAGCATTCTCAATGTTGCAAATGCTGGTGAATATGGTGCATCTTATTTCTTACCTCTCCTTAACTCTGAAGCGTTAGTTAACCCAGAAGATTTGCAACATAGTGATTGGTCTGCATGGATGGGATTAACTGCCGCTCGCACTGGCGGAAAATTCATCAACTATAAAGGTTTATACGAAGTAACTACGGAGTATGTTCGTATTCTGCCTAGCGATTTTCAGCTTCGCGTCCCTGCACCTAACACTCCTCAAGTGTGGAAACTCATCATTGTAAATCATTCGATTCTGATTTATGCGGAGAGGCAGACGAATGCGCACGAAAAAATTCCTGTATTTTTTGGTTGTCCAAGCGAAGATGGATTAAGTTACCAAACGAAATCCCTTGCCAGCGATGGAAAACCATTTCAGCAAGTAGCGAGTGCTTTGATGAATTCAATCATTGCAGGCCGCCGCCGCGCTGTGACTGATAGAATTCTTTACGATCCTTCGCGTATTTCTGAACAACATATCAATAATCCTAATCCATCCGCTAAAATTCCTGTGCGTCCGGCTGCGTATGGAAAACCTATCGGTGAATCTGTTTATCAGTTTCCTTTCCGTGACGATCAAGCTGCTATTTCCATGCAGCAGATTCAAATGGTTATTGGATTAGGTAATATATTAAATGGACAGAATCAGGCCCGTCAAGGACAGTTTGTTAAAGGGAATAAGACTGACTCTCAATGGGAGTCAACTATGTCTAATGCAACCTCTAAGGATCAACTTACTGCTTTGCTTTATGAGGCCCAGGTATTTACGCCGCTCAAAGAAGTTCTTAAGATCAATACCTTACAATACCAAACCTCTGGAACGGTATACTCTCCATCTGCGGGGCAGGAAGTTAAAATTGATCCTTTACAACTTCGACAGGCAACGTTGAATTTTAAGATCACTGATGGATTATTACCTGCTGAAAAGGTTATTTCCAGCGATGCACTCAAAGCTGCGATGCAAGTTCTAGGTTCCTCAACTGCACTCGCACAAGGTTATAACATTGCACCGCTGTTTTCTTATATCATGAAAACAGAGAATGTTAACCTTGCGCCATTTGAGAAATCTCCGCAGCAAGTTGCTTACGAGCAAGCTTTAGCAACGTGGAATAATCTTGCTCAATTGAGCATCCAAAAAGGTGTTCCATTTAATCAACCACAACCGTTACCGCAGCAGTATGGATTTGATCCGCAAGTTGTTGATCCAAGAAATGCGGCATCTGCACAACAACTTCCTACTAACGTGGCAGAATAAAAATGGCTACTATTTCTTCCGAATCTCTGTTCTCTCGTTGGAATCTCACTAAAGAGGAGTTACGCAATGGTTCAATATTAAGCATCACTCAAAAGCAATGCATTCAGAATCAGATCTGTGATCTAGCGCATCAGCGTTTAGCAATCAATCTTGATACTGAAGCTCCTCTTAAATCTTTGCAACTTCATTCAGAACTAGGTGGGCAGATTGCTGCACTTAGTTATCTGATTGATATTTCTAATGCTGCTGAAGCTGAGCTTCTTGCAGAACGTCAACTTACCTCAGGAGAATAAATATGAGTATCATGGAAAAGATTTTTGGGCCGCGCATCACGCAAACTAATGCGCCCACAAATCCTAATGCACAGAATCCTACCAATAATTTACAGGCTCCGCCGAACAATGTTCCGGCAACTACTAATCAAACTGCTCCGAATGGTGTAGTTCCGGAAGAAGGTGCAACTCCCCCGAAAGAGCCTGAATCCCCTCTCAAAGAATTCGAGAACCTCTGGCAACCTACGAAACCTGAGGAATCCAACGCGACCCCTCCTGAAAATCAGTTAACTACTGAGAAATTCATGGAGGCTGCTGGTAAAGTAGATTTCACCAAAGTATTGGATAATGAAACTCTACAAAAAATTGCAGCAGGTGGTCAAGATGCGGTTCAAGCGTTTGCACAAGCGCTAAATAAAACTTCGCAGCAAGTCTTTGGACAAGCTACGGCAGTTTCCCAGAAATTGATCGAGCGTGCAACTGCACAAACTCGTGACGATCTTCTGGCACAAATCCCCGGACTAATTAGGAAACAGGCTGCTGGTGATTCTCTCATGTCAGAGAATCCCGCTTTCTCAAATCCTGCATTACAGCCGGTTGTTACAGCACTTCAGCAGCAGTTTACCGAGAAGTATCCAAAAGCATCTGCTAGTGAAATCAAGAAGATGACGATGGAATATTTATCGGGAGCTGCAAATATCATTAATCCTCCTAAGCCTGCTACACAAGAGGCTGGAACTGGAAAAGATGAAAACTGGGACAAGTATTTTAGCTAACTCTTTCACTCACTTGGAGATTTTGTAAATGTTTAAACGTTCGTTAATTGCTGGCGGTTCTGACTTAAAACAAGTTAGTCGCGCAGGTATGGGTTTCTTTGGTGCTAATATTGCGCCTGAATTAATTGCTACAGATGCTCCGGTAACTTTAACTGTTGCGCAGATTGCTGGTGGACATGTTATGTTCACTGGTTTTACTGCGGGCCGTGCAGTTACTACTCCGACGGCTGC